TAACCGCTATTACAGGAGTAATAGCCGCCTTTGTCTTTGGAATCGTTCCAAGTTGGGAAGAAATGCAAGAAGAAACATACGATGCTGTGAAGCATTTTTCTCTGAAAGGAGGTCAAATATTTAATATATTTAAAGGTTTTAAAGTATTTATGGAATCAATTCCAATAGTTAAGGAATGGATAACTCGAGTTATTTGTTTTTGTGCAGGTAAGAAATACGAAGACATTCAAAAAGCAGCTATTTTAAATTCTTTGAAAGGAGATGTAGCAGAATGGATGATACGTGTGGATGAGTTAGGAACTGAACCTCTTAAGAGCATGATTCCTATGGATATATCTTTACAAGATGAAGCGATCACTTTAGGAGATAAAGCTACAGAATACAGTCTCAAATTATTAATTAATATAACGGACCCAGCGGTTATTTCAGCTATTAAAGCCACTATAGGTGCTGCAAAGAAGTTATCAACTGAAGCTAGAGCTGTAAAGTTCCAAGCAACTGCCAGACCTGATCCTTACGTCATGTGTTTCTATGGACCAACTAACATCGGGAAAAGTACAATGGTTAACTCGTTAACGCAAGATATGTGTGATTTTATGCAGTATCCAGAGTCCAATAGAATGTATTCTTGGAATTCAAAACTTAAACATATGGATGGTTATGCGCAACAGAAAGTAGTAATTATAGATGACTTCTCACAATCTACTGATGGAGAAGAGGAGAGAATTTTCTTTTCTATGAAGACTAGTGCACCATTTCAAGTGCCAATGGCCGATTTATCTGAAAAAGGAATCCAATTTATGTCCAATATGGTTGTAGCAACCACCAATAATCCCTATCCCAAACCAAAAACTATTTATGATAAACCTGCCTTATGGAGAAGGAGAGATGATTTAATCTATTGTAGAGCATTAGAACAATTTGTTACTCGAAGTTCAGATGGAAGAGAAATTATCGATCATCAGTCGGACTTTTCTCATCTTGAATTTTTCATTTGTAACCCAGCCGATGAAAGTTCAGATGAGCAAATGGTCAAAACAGTTCCAAAGACATTCACTGAAATCAGAGAATACCTAACCTCTAGATTTAACAATCACATGAAGAAACAACATAACCTTTTAAAAACAGTCAGAAACTATCCACCAGCTTTATTACCAAAATATCAAGAACAAATTTTTGGGTGGGGAGAAGATGAAACAGATTTCTTTTCACAGAAAGATGCTGCTATGGAACAACATTTAAAAGTCATCTATAGAGTTGAAGATAAGGATATGCCGATACACTTCGGGCGAGAGTGTACTGATGATCATCCCCATAAAGATATATATGACAAATTTCACCAATGGTTCACCATAGCAGAGTGTTGCGAAATAATGAATATTCATGGAGCTCTTTTTAATGATTGCATAGATATTAGAGTAGTCGCACAACCTAACGATGGAAAATACGCCTATGAGATGAATGAACTGAGCGTTATGGATGAAAATGAGCTTGCAGAATTTTATAATTTTGCCATGATACATTTGTTGAAATATAGGAATTCGTTG